CGTTCGTTTGTGATTACGATACTTTTTTAGATGTTAGTGGCCGCAGAGACAATGCGCCAAATCAAAAACTCTGGCTAGAGATTGTTGCAATAGTAAACACAGAACATTACGACACTATTAAAGACGAGCTTTGCGAAGCGATCTCAATGCTCGCAGATGACGATATATAAGCAAAAACAGATACATTGATACTATTGTTATCTTTGTGATAAAATAAGTATCAAACCCAGCATAGTGGATACCTTCTAATTGAAGCCCATACCAGCTAGGACTATCGGCCTGCAAAGCAGATACCCGAAAAAAAGGTATGAAAATTTAATTATTAGGAGACTATTATGTCAGCAGGTTTAAGCGCAGCAGCGCAACAACAATTCGATTCAGAAGTAAAACACGCTTTCCAAACAGCAGGTGTTTTACGTGGTACCACAACAGTAAGAAACGACGTTGTTGGTGATATTTATAAATTTAGAAAGATGGGTAAAGGCATGGCTAACCAGAAGGCGACTTCTGCAGATGTTACAGCTATGGGTGTTTCTCACGACTTAATCAGTTGCTCACTAGGCAACTGGAATGCGCCAGAGTACACAGACATCTTCGACGCTAAAGAAGTCAACTTCGACGAAAAGACAGAGCTACAAACTACGATTGCAGGTGCGCTTGGTCGTCGTTACGATCAATTAATCATTGACGCATTAGATGCAGCTTCATCAACAAACGTAGTGGCAGGTGGTGTAACCCTTGCTGGTTTGATTGACGCTTCAGAAGCATTAAACGACAACGGTGTTGCTTCTGGTGGTCGTCACATTGCTCTAACAGCAGCAGGTCTTGCAGGCTTGTTGGGCAGCTCTTCAGTGACTAGCTCAGACTACAACAACGTTAAGGCGTTAGTTTCTGGTGAGCTTAACACGTTTATGGGTTTCCAATTCCACGTTATTGAAACACGTGCGGAAGGTGGTTTAGCAGTTAGTGGTTACGCTTGGCACGATTCAGCAGTTGGTGTTGCGGTTGGTATGGAAATCACATCTAAAGTTGACTGGGTACCACAAAAGACTTCATGGCTATGTAATGGCTTAATGAAAGCTGGTGCAGTATCACGTGATGCAGCAGGTATCGTTGAGTTTACTTAACCCTAGATTTTTCAACTACTAGGAGCTAATACAAAGTTGAAACTAATGGCAGTTGCTTTTAATCGGGTTGCTGCCATTTTTTTTTATTAAGGTAAGGATATGGCAACAGATATTGAAATTTGCTCAAACGCTTTGACTATGATCGGTCATGGTGCAATTGCTTCATTTACAGATGGTGGTGCTGGCGCTAATACCGCAGCAGCACTATATGAAACTACTTATGAAAGCTTGTTATCTCAACACCGGTGGCGATTCGCCACTGCCAAGGTTACGCTTAATCAGCTAACATCCTCACCACTAAACGAATGGTCATACGCTTATCAATTACCGGCTAATTATATTGCTGGTTACGGCGTTCATCCACGTGTTGATTATGAGATTTATGAAGATAAATTACTCACCAACGCGAACAACATAGACCTGGATTATGTATTTAAACCAGATGAATCTAAAATGCCAGCGCATTTTCAAAGACTACTTGAATTTAACCTGGCCTCAATTTTTGCAATTCCAGTTACTGATAACTCATCCAAAGCAGGAGAGTACCTCAAGATGTATGAGGATCAACTGAGAAGAGCTAGATATACCGACTCGCAAGCAAGACCTGCTGATGCGATTATTGACTCACCACTAGTGGATGCACGCTACTAATGCCTAGAGTTATAAACCTACAAACAAGCTTTAACTCTGGGGTACTAGATCCAAGGCTTGCCGCACGTACAGATGTCAAGCACTTCTATCAAGGTGCTGCGATTGCAGAGAACGTACAATCATTACCTCAAGGTGGTATGAAACGCAGACCAGGTTTTAAATACGTTGCTGCAATTAATGCCGAAGCACGATTAGCTGCATTCGCTTTTAATGTTGAACAGACGTACCTACTTGTTTTTACTGACAATAACATCGCGGTCTATAAGGACGATGTGTTTCAAGCTAACGTAACAACAACTTATACCACAACAGAGCTGTTTGAATTACAGTGGACGCAATCAGCCGACACCATGATTATTTTGCATAAGGATCACGCGCCGGCAAAACTGGTTCGTGGATCGACGCATTCTTCTTGGGCGTTAACTAACATAGCACTAACAAACATTCCACAATATGACTTCGGCTCTGCTGCTGAAGATGTTTGGAGTGCGTCAAAAGGCTGGCCAAAAAGCGCTACATTCTATCAAGGCCGGTTGTGGTTCGGTGGCTCAAGATCTCGCCCACAAACATTATGGGGGTCAGTGACAAATGATTTCTTTAATTTTGATGTTGGTGAGGGCCTAGACGACGAAGCACTAGACTTAACGCTAGATACTGACCAGGTGAATGCGATCGTATCAGTCTATGCTGGACGTCACTTCCAAGTATTTACAACTGGTGGTGAGTTTTCGATTAATGATCTTCCGATTACACCAGCTAAGAGTGCGGTAAGACGACAAACTCTATTTGGTGCCAGCACAATTCCACCGAAATCAATCGATGGTTCGACAATCTTTGTTGATCGTACCGGTAAATCGGTTCGTGAGTTTTTATATGCTTACGCAGAGGACGCATACACGTCTGGCACCGTTTCTTTATTAGCTTCGCATTTGCTTAATTCTCCGGTCGATATGGACTCATTAAGGGGTACAGATTCAGCAGACGCTAACTACGTTTATTTCGTCAATTCTGACGGCACAGTGGCTGTTTATAACTCACTTAGAGCGCAAGAGGTTGGTGGTTGGACTAAATGGACGACTAGCGGAACAATTGAAAGTGTCTCGGTGGTAGTTGAAGATGTTTATTTTCTAGTTAAACGCACAATCAATGGCGTAACAAAAAGATATTTAGAGAAGGTTGATCCAGATTCATACACAGATGCTAATGTTAGAAAGACACAAACATCTAGCGCTACGATTACTGGCTTAACCCACCTTAATGATGAAGAGTGTAGGGTTAGATCTGATGGTGCAGTGGTTACTAGCGCAACACCTTCTGGTGGCTCGATTACCATGCTAACGGCTGGTACTGATGTTGAGGTTGGTTTGAATTACAACACCAAGATTAAGACCATGCCAGTCAATCAAGATTTCCAAGATGGGCCGATATTAACAAGAAAGAAACGTATCGTTCGAGTCGAGGCTAATTTGTATGAATCTATCGGAGTTTCAGTCAACGGTGAATACCTGGTTGATCGTAGTTTTGGTATGAATTTGGGTGGTGGTGTAACGCCATTTACCGGTATTAAACAAATGTTTTTGCTAGGTTGGACAGACTTAGCGCAAATAGAAATTACACAAGCGGATCCAGCACCAATGACGTTGCTAGGTATCGGCTTAGAAGTGGAGGCATAAGAGATGGGTCAATTCGTAGCAATGTTAGGCACAGCTGGAGCAGCAGCTGGAACAGCAGCAGTAGGAACAGCGGCGGCAACAGCAACAGCAGGATCTTTTCTAGGAATGTCAGCGGCCACCTGGTCAACAATCGGTACGGTTGGTTCTATGCTAACAAGCGTTATGGGTGGCAATGCAGAAGCAGCAGCCTATAAACAACAAGCACAGCAAGAAGAGTTTGCGGCCAAAGATAGAGAGATCGCAAGGCGTAAGCGCCTAATATCTTCTCTGGCTTCACAGAATGCCTATCGTGGTGCTACGGGTGTTCGAGCATTTGAAGGATCTCCAGCAGCAATGATGAAAGCTGATAGAGAAGAATTTGATTACGATCAACTTATGGGTGATGCTAATTTATCAATGAAAACAAGCTCTTTGCTAACCTCTGGTAAATACGCACAACAAGCTGGCTATTCAAGTGCTGGATCAAGCTTGCTCAAATACGGATCAGATAGAGCGAAGAGAGGTACCTAATGGCTGAATTTCAAAGATACCAACGCTCTGAAATGGTGACACCTGGTGGTGTTTCTAATGCTAAGGCGCAAAGCTTTAAATCTTTGTCAAGCAGATTACAATCATTTGCTAACCAGCAAGGACAGTTAGCAGATCAAAGTGCTGCAAGAGAAGGTGAATTAGCTGGACAAACGGCCGCTTCTGGCAAGAGTAGTGGTGTTCAGATGCAAGATGCAGACACAATCAGAGGTCAAGCGTTCAATAAAGGCGCAATGATTGCTCATGCTGCTCAGATTCAGATTGATGTTAGATCTGATGTCGCAAACTATTTAAGAGCAAACCCTTTTAATATTGCAGGCTTTGACGCTCAAGTTGGAGGCATGAAAACTGGCCTATTAAAAGAAGTTGATCCGATATTACGCCCACATGCAGAACAAGAGATTAATAGCTATGCTGCAAGCGCAAGATCCAAGATCCAAGACAATGTTTACAGACAGCAGATGGACGAAAACCTAGCCACAATTAATACTGCGGCAACCGGCATGCAAGAAGATCTTTTGATTGCTGCAAGGGAAAATGATCCCATAATGCTAGAGCAGAAGCTTGCTCAATTAACCGCCTTATATGATGAAGGCGTTAAAGATAATGTGCTTGATAAATCAAAGGCTCAAGCTCAACTAGACGCACTTGATGAGCAAATAGATGAGCAGATCATGATTGGGCATTTTTATGGATTGATTGAGAACGGAGAGCATGAATTAGCGCAAGAACAGCTTGATGATTTTAGAAAAGGTAACGATAAAGAGTCGAGAAAAAATCTCTCTCTACATCCAGACACAGAAGATACCATTATCTATAAGGTGCAGGCTAAGATTAACAGTAAAAATGCGATTATAAATAAAGAGAAGGCTGCTAAAGAGGCACAGCTAGTCGCAAGAGAGAAAATACTACAGAGAGAAGTAAAAGATCTTAACTATGCACTAGACAAAGGTTATGTTCCAGAGAATATGGATCAGATCTATGAAGATGCAAAAGGCACTAAGTTTGAAAAAGATGTTAAAGGTGCTATTGCGTTTGGAAAGATTGCGGTTGATTTCAGCAAAGTCTAAGAAAAACATTAGCGCACAAAGCGTTAAGGTGATCGAGCGTTTAGAGAAGATTTACGACTACACACAAAAAGCACTTAAAGAAGATGCGCTATCTTTAGCGATAGAGCAAGGAATTGTTAAAGATCCAGTGGTGTTTGATATAGCAAACCCGGAATCATTACAACAGCGCTTATTACATTCTGTAACGGCTAGCGCTCACTATGGCGTCAACGTTTCTCCACTAACTAAACAAGAAGCCATATCACTAA